GGGTAGTGTTTAATTACCTTTCGGATCTTGCCATCAAGATAGTTCGCCGTTTTCCAAAGACCAGCAGAGTAAAACTGGTTTCGGAGTGCGACGAGTGACACTATCTTAGAGTCTCTCTCTGGATCGTCAGTATGTGACGACGGGAATTCCATACGTACGCGAGTAATAGAAACATTCTCGCCCGCGAAAAATTCCTTGCCGCAAGATTCCCGGAACTTCCCGTTCCAGAAACTCTTGTTCGCATTAACCTTGTATCCGAAGGATTCAAGTCGCGAAATCACATGATGTACATAGTCCTTGGGGACAATGATGTCGTCCCCATAGACACGCACCTTGCCCGCGAAGTCAAGAATCGCTTTGCGGGTCAGACGGTGGTTGAGCCCATCCTGGATACCCAAGAAACAGATACCCAGGAATATCATGGCTTCCATAGGGAAGCACAGGGCTGAACCCATAGACGCGAACTTGGCGAGATCGATAACCTCGCCTTGCACATCAGCCTTCGTACTTCTACACGCTTGAACAGCAGCCGAGAGCTTCGGATGCCGCTTGAGCAGAAGTAGTACATGCTGATTGGAAACACGATCGGACGCTTCACTGAGATCCAGTGTAGCTAAATCCCCATTCAGGGATCCATCTCGAGCCAGATCTTGGTTAGGGACCTGGTCCGTGAACCCGATCATCCCGTAAGTTACGTTTCGACGGTCGGAAAACCAACCGTTATGCGTGAAACGCGACTCCAGGGAATCAACAATCGGAGCCATCAGAGCCTGCTGCGCGTATTGCATCGCAGTAGGTTCAATGGCAATGATTCGTGGTGTTTTGAGCGTCTTAGGTACGGGAGTCACCTTTACAGGAATCTCCCTACCAGGTTCGAGGAAGTCAACACGGTCAGCGAGGTAATCAAACCCGCTATTAGGAATAGCCCACTTTCCGTAAGGAAAAAGAGCTTCCAATCTGGTTGGCCACGATGTCTGGCTGAACTTCGCGTTCCCGCGAAGTCCATCAGCAGTGGCACCAGGACCATGCTTTGGATAAAGCTCACCAGCATTGACAGAAATGTCAACGTCGGCGAGACAGTTACCAAAAAGAAGAAACAGTATCTGCTCAAGGCTCTGTAAAGAACCCAAAGCAGTATGCTCGTCTGTTTCTCTGACTTCCTTCTCACACTCGACATACTTGACCATTGCGCCTTTCACCCTCGCATCGCTGCAAGGGATGAGGATCTTGCCAAACATCAGCGTTAGCTGACGCACGGCAAAGATGGAATCAATGTTGGGTACATCAAGCAACACACCGCTTGATCGGTCAAACACTTGCTCAAGGAAACCTCCGAGAAATCGGGGGAGCCCTCCATGCTTACTGAAACCAGTAAACATGTCGTGAGCGACTTTACCTTGGTCGAGACCTCTCTCGAAGTCTTTTCCAAAGTCAGTCAGAGTTATCGTTAGAAACGATAACCCTTCATGTTTCGACCGTTCCGTGATAGTTTGATAGTCACGGATGGTGCTAGTACAACACAGGTCGCCGAGTTCATGGGCGACCTCCTTCCAAAGCAACATCAGGCTTTTCATCTGGTCCTCTTTCATCAAGGGGTATCAGAGTCCATAGCCATGAAACTGACCTTTGGAACAATGCAGTTGGCTTGTAGCACAGGAACCTGGATCGCTAAACCCAGGCAGGGTGAGAACTCACAATGACCACATTCTGGTCGCTGTAGAAAGCTCTACCCACCATCCATGCTAAATCCTTGACCCAACGCACGATGTGCGATAAGTCAGGATTCCCCACCAAGAAACTTGATGAGGTTTGCCTCAGAAGACGCGGTAAGATTACCGATCAGGCCGTCCACAACTGCCTTAGCCTCAGTCGGCGTGAACCCGTAAGGGGGCACGTCAACTACGAGGTAGGCAGACATGGAATACGGCTTGTTGACTGCAGGGACAAGTTCGTCCGCTGCCGTCTTCTGACTATCAACTCGGATCATGCGTCGCGTTCGCTTCGCATTGGTGTGCTGAACAGTCAGTTTAACCGACTGATCAGCCTTGACAAAGGCTCCTCCATTGGGTGAAAACACCCGGGGGAGATCCGATGTAACACCTCCGATAGTAATAGACTGCGGGTCAGAATAACTCATGGCATTGCTCCAGTTGGGTTGCGGTCGCCTCACGGCGATCTAGTGACTGACAGGACAATTCCTATGGATTAGAAACCGTCCTAGCTCCTAGCTAAACCAAGAGCTACGAGGATGGCTGTCTGACGGCCTGTCAAAGCCGTCATGTCAAAGCCAAAACCATATGGTGTCGCAGGTACCCGTTGTCTCGTGACTTGAGACCTTGTTACACGGGAGGATCCGAACATCGGATCCTGGGCAGTGGCGGC